CTATAGCTGCACCAGTGTCCGTTGACCTAACCGCCATACCCATGTTTATACCACCACTATTAACATCTAATGTTACCCCAGGACTACTAGTTCCTATTCCTACATTACTATCACTATCAATATACAAAGCTCCTGACGTTCCACCTGCACCTTGTTCAAACTCAATCGCTGTACTATTATTTCTATCATCTCTTATGATGAAGTTTCCGTTTGTTGTCCCCCAGTTGCTTTGCCCTCCTGCTGCAACTAAAAACCAATCAGACTGAGTGCCTGAGTAATTATTCCTAAGTGATAATCCAACTCTATACTGATCAACACCATCCATTCCAATAATAACAGAAGAACTTGCCGAATAAGCATCAATGGCATACGTTGGACTAGATGTTCCGATCCCAACATTCCCAGTGTCCCCCTCATAAACAAGACCAGTAGTATTGATTGTGAAGTCATCTGCTGCACCTGTTCCTGTTACCATATTAATAGCAGCGTCTGTAGCTGTAATGCCAAAGGCGTTGCCTGTAGTAGTTACAAGCTTATCTGCATTCCATAGAGTATTGTCTACTGTTATTCCTCCGTCTACAGTAGTTGTAGTGGTGTTAATTGTAGTTGTTGTTCCATTTACTGTAATATTAGTAAATGTAGGAGAGTTAGTCGTTGGTATTTCTGTACCTGTTCCATTCATTGTATACTCAGAGGCTGCTCATGTTCCGTCAAATCAAGCTAATCTAGTAGCAGTTCATGTATGAGTTGAGCTTGTCCATGCTAAGTTAGTAAGGTTTGAGTGAGAAATTGTACCACCTCCTGCTGTATTACTATGATCGTGAGTAGCATTTGTAAAATCTCCTATTGTAGGAGTTGTGAGAGTTGTGCCTGTTACAGCTCAGCTAAAGCTACATGTTCAATCTATGTTAAACTTGAGTTGGTCTGTATTGCCGTCTGTCATAATAGATATTGGGCGTACAGTTCCTGTTCCAGTCTTCTGTGAGTAAATCAAGAATTGTGTTCAGGCTGCATCATATTCTACATCTAAGTATTCAGCATTTGTAATATCAGAAGGGGTGCCGACTCATACAAGCCTTAAATGAATATCATCTGTTCAGTCTCAATCATTAGAATAAAGCTCTATAGCTGATTCCGTACCTGTTGTTTGACCTTGTAGAGTAAATGAGTTAGCTCTGCTTGCTACTGCATAATCCTGAGTTAGATCAAAGGTAGGAGTAGTTAGAATTGGACTTGCTAGCGTGGCTCAAGACATTACATCACTATCATCAATAGTTATCCCTGAGTTCTGGATTGCCTTTCAAGTTGTCCCATTAAAACGAGCTATAGCATTATCTGTAGAAGAAGCTGGTCAAGAAACATCTCAAGAACCTGCTGCGGCTGATCTTTGTAGTATTACATTATCTGATTGCTGTCTTAGACTCATGTTTTTTTATTTAGTTAATAGAAACACGCACATCTGTATTGTTTGCAGTGTCTGAGATAAGAAAAAGATCCCCAGGATTATTAATGCTGAAGGTGAGGAAGTCGTCTTGTACCATTTTAACGCCGTCTGTTAGAGTTGCTGCTGCTCCGAATTCATAGTATACATCTTGAGATCCTAAGATCTGTAGCTGTACTTTATAGCTTCAATTCTTGTTCTTATTAGCAGTGTCTGATTGAGTTGTAGTGAGTATCTCTGAGAGAGCCTGACTAGTTGTAGTTACAGTAATTAACATACAGAAAAATAATATGATAAACTGGCTAGGTATTATCATATTAGGGCTAGCTAACATATATTATAATAGTTTATATGAAGTGGTTTAATAATGCAAATAAATAAAGAAATCCCCCTAAAGCACGGTCACTTTTCGGGGAATCCTCACTGTCGTCTACGGATATCGCTAGTATTGTATTCTAACTAGAAGATATAAGCAAACTTACTCCCTGATTTAAGAAATGATACTCAAACGTGTCAGGATTTATCAAATCAGAAATCTGATATCTTAAACACACATTCTTTACTTCATGCGCAATCATAAGCAGCTTGGAATATTTGTTGGTTCATAGTATTACTGGTTAATTTTATAAATAACATATGATGCTACAACCACTAAAATAAACATAAGCAACAAGATGGCGGCTCATTGTAGAGTAGATTGAAACTCATTTATTATAGTTATACATACTTCAGACGGTATTAGAGATCAAGTGTTCATAGTAGTTATAGTTAGAAATTAAAACGCGCTTTAAGTAGTCTTAGTCTTTATATATGTTTCCATGTTTTTCTTAAAACAATTTGTGATATAGCTGTTGGAGATACTCAAAACTCTGCTGCTATATCCTTTCTCATTTTATTACTACTTCTTATGTAGTATATATCTTTCTTTGTAAACTTTGAATTTTGGTGCATTTCTCATCTGCTTTGTCTTCACTTTCTTACTTTATCATTTATATTAGTATTGTTATTTCAAATAAATAAATTGCTAATTAAATTATTTTTTCTATTATCATCTTTATGGCATACACATAAATTTGAATTATTTATATCAAATCACAAGAAAGATTGAGCTACTAATCTATGAACTGCAAACTGTTTCCTTTTTCAATTTCTATAAAGTCAAATTCTATAATATCAATCTGATACATGTTTTTTCATTAAAAATGTCTTATCCTTTTTTCAATAGTTGCTGCTTTTAATATTTCACTTGTTTGATATTTTATATTTTCAATTATATCACGGTATGTCTTTGAATATTTCTTTCATTATATTTCTTGTAAACAAGTAGGACACTTCTTCTTGAGTCTAGGTTCTTCACTAGCACTTTTAAACTGCTTAATTGTATTTTGTATAAATTCTCCTCTATCTTCTAATGGAATAATTCTTTTATATTCTTTTCAATCAATTATTTTTGTTTCACTAAATTCTCAATAACATACTCATTCTTTATTACAATAAGAATGTCAGCATGGATTTTCTTTTTCTCCTTCTGGTTCTGTGTAAGGTTCTAAACTTACTTCATTCACTCATATACTGTCTCAGGATCAATCTATAATTCTATATGAATTATTATAAACACAATCTACTGTAAAAACTAATCAATCATAAACAACTTTGTCTCCCTCTTTGAATTTAGGCTTAGTTTCTACACTATTATCTTCAAAAGGGTAGTTGTCTGTTCTTACTTGGAATTTTTCTTGTTCTTTTTCTAACTTCTCAATCCTTGTAATAGTATCGTGGTTAGTATAATATAGTGCGTCTATTCTTTCGTCTAGCTCTGCAATGTCATTAAAGCATTGCTCTACACTCTCTCATTCAAGCTCGTCAAGTCTAGCTTGTATTTTAATTTGCTCATTTACTAAGTCCTTTATTGTAAGTTTAGGCATAGGTTTATTTATTAAGTAATAATATTCTGGTTATAGACGAGTTATTCAATACTTCTCTTTATTTACCTCTTGGAATAGTTCTATTAATACTGTCTCTATCTCTTTGTCCCTATGGAAGAATAAAGGATTCATATACCAGCGTCATTTATATTTATTAACTATCCCGAGCTTTCTCATCTTTGATCTCATCGGCTTTATATAACTCTCTGATAATCATAGGCTATCAAAGTCTATAGTGTTATCAATTTCCATACATGAAGCTAGCTTTGAGACATATCAAAGAAGCATTACATTATCTATTACATCCGATATTTTTGTGTTTGTATACATTCTTACGAATAATCTTTGTTTATCATATTTTGGAGTTACTTTCTTTGGATTTTTAGATACTCAAATCCTTGTGTGTATATTTCATTTCTTGTCCGCTACTCAATAAATTTCTTCAGGCAGTAAAAAAGTATTGATTTTTGTATTCTGTTTTGCCATAATGTTTTGCAAGGAGAGAGTAAAGCAGGTGTTGGTTCACCTGTTTTTTTTATAAAGTACTCTCAGAGTACACTATACAGTATATAATTGCAATACTTTTTATTGCGATTATTATTATGTACTTAATTTCCTCCTTATACTTATATTCTATATTATTCGCTTCGTTATCACTCGCGAATAGCCGTTACGGCTTAAAGCCTCCACTAGTTTTTTTCTTATAAGGAATTACCCTAACATTCATTCTAATCCATAATCAACTTCAATCAATGTACTCTGATTACTCTCTGCTTGATGTTCCTCTCCTCTATTCATTACCTCAAAGTGCATACGTAACATGATAGCATCTGCATAGTCAGGACTCCTTCAAAGCCTCTCTTTCATCTCATCCTTGCTCTCAAGTCTTATCTTCTGGTCATTGTCTGGGTTCTTCTCTCGTATCATTGCTAGTTCCTCACTGATAATGTCTTTCTGCTGAGGGCTACAAGTAATAGCTATAGTTCCTGCTCTTGCTAGATCTCTTAGCTTGAAATAACACTGAGTTTTAAGGTTAGCATAGTTCTGAAGTTTACCTATATCAAATTTAGCCTCGTAGGATTGCACAGGACGAGAGTTATTAACAAATCCGATACAACCTACCAGTTGATCCACTACACCGCCTCATACTCAATCCTCGTCTATTACAACATGGCTTCTTCTAACTTGGTGCTCAATTTCTAGTTCTTTTATTCTTTCTGCAACCTCTTTTGTGTTTGCCCCTTTCATCTCGTAGATCTTGTACAGATGTAATCCTTTCCATATTCATATCACTGTCCGGTCTTTTCAGAATCTGGCAACGTCACAAGATATATAATTAGTATTACCACTGACAGGAGAGTTCGTAAATAGATCCACGATCTCTTTGTAATTCATAAGTACTGTTGGGTCATCGTCATAGTCAAAGTTACCATATAAAAGCCTTTGCACAGTTGTTTCATCTGATTTGCGTAGGTTTTCTATATAGGCAGGATCAATATGAGGGTTATCAGTAACAAGAGAGGGAATGAATACTTTATCCTTAGGAAGTCTACCTTCTTTATAAGGTTTGTAGAAGTCTGTATAGATCCAGTTCTTAGCAGGGTTACAAGTGTAAAGAGCTTTAGGAATAGTACTCCATTGCTCTGTCTCGCTCTTCATTCATTTAAGCAAAGAATAACGCCCTCTAAGCACATTAATAGCTACAGGAGATATCTCTTGCGCTTCATCAATAAAGGCTCGTGTAATACCGTAAGAACCTAGGCGATCAAAGTTAGGATCAGAAGGATTGTTAGAGAGATCAATAAGGAATACAGTAGATCAGTTAAAGAATTTAATAACAGACTCCTGGGCGTTGTAGTTAAACACTTCTCATTCAGGCAATCAAAAAGCTTTAGCTACTTCAAAGAAGGTTAAGAGTGTTGTTTGTCTTAGTCTTTTGAGTTCGTTCCTTCCTATAATAGAAGCAGATCAAGGCTTATCCATTGACTCTAATATAATCCATGCACAACCAAAGAAAGACTTACCTCAACGAGCACCTCCTCAATAGAGTAGCTCATTAGTTCTCTCATCAGTTAGATACTTGTGAGAGATAGACTGCTTGTATGTAGGATTAAAGGCTATTGTTGGCATTTCTATAGTTTATATAGTATATCTGATTCTTCTAACCAATTTGTTTGTTCTACTCAGTATCTCCAAGACAAACCTTCATCATCAGTTCACATATTTTCCTCAAGGTCTCAGTAAGCCGCATGTTTTATTACTCATACTGCGACTATACAGTTCCAGTCGTCATATATATAATCCATACAATCTCTTGCGTCTTCATCACTAAATACCACTATATCTCATATTTTATACTTAGGTTTTGGGATCTTATTAATATCCATATTTAATTAGTTAGTAGGTAAAGTCTCAGGCTTATCAACGTAGTTAATCTGTATCTGAACATTCTGGAAGAAGTTTCCTTTAGGCTCTTCTCTGTTCTTATCAAACTCCTCTTTGTCTTTCCTTTCAAGCCACCATTTAGCAGACTCAAGATCTCATTCGTTTACCTTGGAAACAAGAACCTCTTGGGCTGTAATAGAAGGCTGTTTCTTGATCATCTCTTTCCAGGTGCGAAAATCAGGATTCTTTGCACAATATCTTTTAAGAGAGTCAAGCGACACATCGGCTATGATACAAGCTTTCTCGTCTGTATATCATTTTTTAAAAGCATCTTCTAATTTCGCAATCACTTGTGGGGTTACAGTACAAGGACGACCACGTAAAGAAGTGTATCATTCCTTACCTTTCTTAGTCGTTATTTTAGTAGATTTTTTAGGCATAATAGTTATTTATTATTTAACATTTCAGTAGCAATTTTATCTGCGGATTTCTTAACTTCTGATTCTATCCATAATAATACAAACACTCTCTCTTTCAGGTCTGGGGATATTCACAATATTTTTACAATAATACTAGCCATTTATAACTTTGTTAAACTTCATAGAATCCTTACCAAATAAATTGTTGTGTATTACTAACTCTACATTGTTATTGTATCTTAGGTCGTTGATGAGTTTCATACAGTTTATAAAAGCATATTGCTTGTGTGGCATATCTTCTAAGCATTCTACTCAATCAAGATAAGTCTTCCATACTTTGCCGTTCTTTTTAATTTCTATTATGTTCATTTATTTAATTAATTTCTGAAGTCTAGCAAGCAATCCTCAAGCCCATGATAGGAATTTGAGCACTCACTGCAGTATGTAAGATAGTGTTTTCATTATTTTATTATTTCTCATAAATAAGTAGATTCTAGTATCGTTCAGTGTACAAATCAGTCGTTACAATTATTGCAATAGTAGTAATCACCTTTTCATACCTCATATACTCAAGGGCTTCAAGTTACCTCTCGCCTTTCATCTTTAAAGCAAGTCTTACACATTGTCTTTATGCTGTATCTTTGTACTGTGAGCATCTTGTAATTGTTTAGCGGTTAGAGTTTTGTTGTGTGCTTGGTTGTGACATTGTCTACAGAGGGCAATAATGTTTTGAACGTCATCAGATCATCATTGAGAGCGGTAGATGATATGATGCAAGTCGGATCATTGTCTAGAGCAGTACTCACAGAGGATAATACTTTGCTCTCAGTATCCGAAATGCTCCATATAGTTTTTAACATATTTCTGCATAAGGTAGTATATCAAAGTCTATAAATTCCTCCCCTTTCTTTACTATCTCTTTCTTAACGTGTAATTCATATATATCCCTATCATTGAATTTGTAGTGCTTCTGGAGTATGTCTTTAAGTGGTTTAAGCCCATTGTCTATATCGGATAGTTTGTTAGACATTCAGAAGGTTACTACAAGTTTTATTTTTCACATAGGGAGTTCTATAGGTTTTAGTAGCCACATAAGTTCTTGCTCGTAGTTCTTATATTCTTTAGTCTTAAATCTTCTTCACATCCACGCTCTATTCACCGATAAGTGCTTAATATTTATTTTCATTACATCATTATAATCCCTTGCGCTGCACTAATCAATAGAATATTTAAGGAAAAACGATATGTATGAATAGTCAGATTATTAGTCAGTATACTATTGTATTAGTTATTATATTAATCATAGTTTTTTAGCTGTTACTATATTCTCTGCTTCCATTAATTTATTTTCTGTCTTAATATACATACTATCGCACAGTTTTTTAAACTCTTTTATATGTTCTGGAGTATCTAAGTGTTCTACTTTTTCAAATAGCCGATCTGTTTTTTCTATAGTTTCCATAGGTTTATATTAAGAAGTAAGTAGTTTGTGTATTGCTTCTATAGTTTCCTCTGTCTGGTCTTCAAGAGTGCATTCCTGCCCGTTTTCTTTTGTGAGTTTCCAAATATCCAAGGCTATTGTTTTTCTATCTAATTGGTCAAAACAAGTCTCTCATGTTTTGCTATGGATTTTTTTATATTCTTCTTCATTTGTATTTTCTAAAGCCTGTAATACTCTCCCGAGTGTGATAGGGAGTCAAAGGATTTCATAACTATATCTCCATAATGAATTTTCTTTTAAATAACAATCACCCCAAGATGTTTCTTGATAATCTTTAATAAATTTATCTCATGTTAAATATTCCTTATAACTATTTTCATTACATACTAATTTTATAGTACAGTTTTTAAAAAATACCTTGTATTCTCAATTCTCCCATAATTCTCTCCTTACTGCCTCCTCATAAGGCAATCAATGTATCGCTTCTATTACCGCTATTTTAGTTTTTTCTAGTGTGGTCATGGGTTAGTTTTTAGTAGATAAAGACCAAGAATTAGTAGCTTCACAATATATTACATATTCCAACCATACAATATATTTCATATAGGATCTCTTACTAAAACTTGTGTCAATTGCTATAGTAGGAAATAAACAAAATTTTATTTTTTCTTCTTTCTTTGTATCAACAAAAAATGTTTTTTCATAAAGTAGCTTCATACATAGGTTTATTATAAATTAAAATAGTGTAGTTATAGGTTTATTTATCATATAGTAATTCACCATATAAAGAATCTAATTTATCTTCTATAGTCCTCTTTAAAATATCTTCTACATCTGTCATATTTTCAATGAAGGTATCAGTAACAACAAATTCAATGGAATATATATCTCCTAATTTATTTACTTGGAATCTAAATGTATTCATAGCTTTAGTATTAATTTATAAAATTTACTCTGAGCCTATATCAAAATCAAACTTTTCCAGTACATTATTTACCCTTCCTTTGTGTAATTGGAATAGTGTGACA